TAAATCTATTAAGACTACAGAAGTAGTTGAGTTCGCAGAATTAAAAGCAGAAAACGAAAGACTAAAGACTGAGCTAGCAGAATCCCCTGCATCAGCTCCTTTAGATACTAATAAATTTAGTTCAGAAGCTACTAAGGTTTCTTTATCTAAAAGAGAAATATCAAAAATGACAAAAAGGGAACAATACCTTTATAACTTATACAATAACTAAAAACAAAAAAAAAGATGGCATTAAATGTAACTAGCTCGTTCGCGGGCAAAGCAGCAGGATTCTACATCAGTCAAGCACTTCGTTCAGCAAACTCAATGGAGTACTTAACAATGATAGAAAATATCAAGTTTAAGTCTAACATTCAAAAAATGAATGCAGCATCAATGGTTCAAGACGCAACTTGTGATGTAAACTTAGCAGGAACACTTACAATGACTGAGGCAGTATTAGAGCCTAAGAACCTAATGGTTCAGAGTGATTTATGTAAGCAAACTCTACTTTCTTCTTGGGAAGCTTTAGAGATGAGAGCAGGAGCAGGAGCACCACCACCTGCATCTTTTTCTGACTATGTAATTTCTTACATTGGAGAAACTATTGCTGATGCAACAGAATCTTCTATATGGGTAGGTAATAACGGAACAGCAGGAGAATTTACAGGATTCGTAACAGGAGGAGCAGTTGGAAGATTAGTACAAGCAGGAAACACAGTAGTTGATGTAGCTAATGTAGGTGGTGCAGGAACAGCTTTCTCAGCAGGTAACATCATTGAAAACTTACAAAACTGTACAGCATCTATACCTACAGCAGTTTACACAAAAGAAGACTTACATATCTATATGAGTCCTAAGTCTTACAGATTATACATTTCAGCTATCTCTGCAATGGGATATGTGAATGCTTACTCTATGAATGGAGATTATGATGCAGTATTTGAAGGAATCAAAATTGCAGTTTGTAACGGAATGTCTAATGATGTTTTAGTAGCAGCAGAAAGAAGTAATTTATTTTTTGGGACGGATCTGCTAAGTGACCAGACGAGTCGTATAGATTTACTAGATATGTCTACTTTGGATGGTTCAGATAATATTCGTTTATTAGCTCGTTACAGTGGAGGTGTTCAAGTAGGTATTGGAGCTGATGTTGTACTTGTATCGTAATTAAATAAATAATACGGAAGGAGGGGGTAAAACCTCTCCTCCCTTAACCTAATAAAAAACACACAATGGCTTGTACAGCACTAACAAAAGGTAGGGGACTCGACTGTAATAGAATCAGTGGAGGAATAAAATTCGTGTACTTTGCAGTATATGACCAAATTGATTCATTTGCTTACGACTCTACAAATCCTTTAGAAATAGATACAATAGATTTCGGAGGAAATGCAATTTATAGATATACTATGCCTTTAGGCGTAGCTAGTTTAACAGATACAATCGTGGGATCGAGAGAAAATGGAACGAGTTATTTTACTCCTTCTTTAAGCGTAATTCTTAACAGACTTACAAAAGAAGACCAAAATCAAATTAAGCTCCTTGCTGCGACAAAAATAAGATGCTTTGTTCAGCTAAACCAAACTCTACCTAATGGACACGACGTAATAGTGGCAGTTGGTATGGAAAATGGTTTAGAACTTAATGCAGGTACTATGGATTCAGGAGCAGCATTCGGAGATAGAAATGGGTACACTTTAACACTTGACGGAATGGAGCCGAAACCATTTGCTATGTTAGAAGACTTTACTACTACAGTATTTGACAATTCAGGATTTACGAATGAAGCTAGTCCATTTATTATAACAGCTTAATTTTCTTATCTGTTTTCTTATAATCTTAAAAGGGTAGCTTAATTGTTACCCTTTTTCTTTTCCAAATAAAAACAGACTTTTTCTATTATATAGTATGATACAAGGATTCACAGAAACAAATATAAGTGCAGAGCTTTCTACAGAAGACAATAGATTAAACACTTCAGTCGCTTCTTCTCAGATTAGATTCCTTGTAAAGTTTATTAATGACCTTGATGGCTCAGTTGCATATTGCTATCCTAATTCAGTAATATATCCAAGATATACAGGAATGAGTTTTATATATGAATCAGTAGTTGCGTCAGTTGATTTTTATGCAGCTGAAATACACCTTCTACCCGCAGGACATTGGAAATATGAAGTCTATGAAGTAAGTTGGATAGGAAGCGTTGTAGTGGCTTTAAATACAGCCCCTGCTACAGAAATAGATGTATTGCCAGTTGCAGATACAAATGGAGTAGTGCAAGGCATAGTAACAAAAGGAATATTAAACCTAACAGAAAAATCAGGAACAGAACAAGTACAATACAATCAGCACGAAGTCGCTGAAGGAACTAACTATATATATTACGGACAATAAAATAAAATTATGGCAATAGAAAACGTACAACAACTCTTAACAGAGCAATTAGGAAAGAATAGATGTGATGTAATTACTACAACGGCTATGACTGGCAAAGATTATTATGCAGTACACTTTGTAACTGAAAGCGTAATAGCTTCAATAGCGGCTAGTAATATTCAAACAGGAACAGGAAGTGCAGCTGCAAGTCTACATACGACTATGGCGGCGGGGACTACTTTATTCCTTTCAGTTTCAGCTATCACTTTGACAAGTGGATTAGCTATCTGTTACTACGACCAAGTAATATAATGAAGATTTTAAAACTAGGTCAAATGCTAGGAGGTTCTAATGCTCCAAGTCCAAGCGGTGGTTTTAAGAATCTCTACTCTTTAGCCTTTGACGGTGTTAATGACTTTGTTACTTGTGGTGATGCTGATGTATTTACTCCTAATACTTCAGGTGCAAATAGAGGATTTAGTTTAGGCTTATGGTTTAAAACAACTGATGCTTCTGTAGCAGGCCCCCCTCCACCTTTTGGAGCAGGATCATCTAAATTTTTACTAGGAAAAAACAATACTAGTTTAAAAGAATACGATTTGCAAGTAGAATCCAATGGAAAAATATCTATGAAGTTTTATTCTCAGGGTGGTGGTCTTGGTCAAGGATTTGGTGAACTAACCACTAGTTTAGCTCTTAATACTGGTGATTGGACACATATACTGTATACTTGGGATCTGTCTAATGATTTTAGTGGTTTTAAGGTTTATGTAAATGGTACAGAAGATGCAAGTGCAACAATTACAGCCATTGGTTCATTTACTGGCGTTGCAAACAAAGGAGCTGCATTACAATTTGCACAAATAGAAGGAGGTGTAGGTATTTCCAATTTAGCAGCAAGTTTAGATGAAATATTTATAGTAGATGATAACTTATCAGCTTCGCAGGCTGCAGATATATACAATAGCGCTACTCCTATAGATATGAATACAATAAACCATTTAGTGGCTTGGTGGAGAAATGGAGATACAGAAGGGCCTTCAGTATTCCCAACAATAACAGATGATAGTAGCAACAGTAATGATGGTACTATGACAAATATGGATAGTGGTGATATTGTAACAGACGTACCTTAAAAAAAAATAAAATGGATAAAATAATTTCGGTAGATTTAAGCACTTCGACAAGTCCCTTAGTGCAAGAGGTTAGGGGAAAGGATTGGATTGAATACGGAGACGCAAACGGCGAATGGAAAAACCTATACCCACAGTTTCTTATTGACCTTTACTATTCAAGTTCAATAACGGCTGCTATCGTGAATGCCACTTCAGAGATGATCAGTGCTGAAGATATCATCATAACAGACGAAGAAGATAGAGATGAAGAGGCAAGAGTAAAGTTACAGAACTTTATGAATAATGCTAATGGTAATGAAACTCTACACGAGGTATTAAAAAAGGTAGCATTTGACTTTAAACTACAAGGAGCTTTTGCTCTTAACATTGTATGGTCAAAAGACAGAACACAGATAGCTGAAATCTATCACATTCCGTGCGAAAAAATTAGATGTGAACGTCCTGATGAATTTGGCAAGACTAGAGCTTACTATGTATCAGGAGATTGGGCAAACACAAGAACTAACAAGCCATACAGAGTTCCTGCTTTTAATGTAAACGATAGAACTTCTCCTAATCAAATTCTTTACACAGGTCTTTACAGTCCTAATATGAATTCTTATTACACAGCTGATTATATCTCTTGTAATAATTGGGCTTTAATAGATTCTAAAGTTTCCGAGTTTCACCTCAATAACATCTCGAATGGCTTCACTGGATCGTTTATGATATCCTTTGCCAATGGCATACCGACAGCTGAGGAGAGAAATCAGATAGAAAGGAGCTTAGAAGATAAATTTACATCAGAAAAAAACGCAGGTAAGTTCGTTTTGACGTTCTCAGATGATAAGACTAGAGTACCTGAAATAACTTCAATAAGCCCTTCAGATTTAGATAAGCAGTATTTGGCACTTCAAGAACTTTTAACTAGCAACATCCTCTCAGGTCATAGGGTGACTTCTAAGACACTTATGGGATTAGATAGTGCTAATGGTTTCTCAAGCAATGCAGATGAGCTAAACGCTGCTTCTAATTTTTACAAAAATACAGTTGTTGTAGGATTCCAAAATCAAATACTTAAAGTATTACACAAGATATTCCAAGTTAACAATATGGATATGCCTGTACAGTTCGTGCAGCTTAAACCTATTACTATTAAGTTCACAAATCAAGACTTAGCAGGCGTTCTTACTTCAGACGAAATAAGAGAAGAAATGGGATATGCTCCTTTAGATGTAGACGTTGATGTAAGGGAAGACTTTGCTAAAGTTGGTATGATTGATGGAAAGCCCGTTTTTGACACTATAGATGAAGCCTTAGCGAATGCAAAGACTTTAGGGTGTGAAGGCTACCATTCGCACGAATACGAGGGTAAGACAGTCTATATGGCTTGTGAAGGTCATACAGAAGCTACAGAACTTTCTAAGTTCATTGAGGAGTTCGGAGAAGATATGTCTGATGAATGGGAATTAATAGAAGAAGAAGTAGTAGACGGAGAACACCAAGACTTTAATTATGAAGAAGTTTTAAATGAACTAGTAGGAGAAAAGATAGAACTAGCTTCAACAGGAAGAGCAATTCCTAATCGTAAGTCAGAACAAGATGGTATATCTAAAAAGTCTTATGATTACTTCAGAGTTCGTTATGTATATTCTCAAGACAATTTCTTAACTAATAAGTCAGGAACTAAAAGAGAATTTTGCAGACAAATGACAGGTCAAAATAAACTATACAGAAAAGAGGATATTTTAAATATGACTACTAAGGCTGTTAATCCTGGATTCGGTAAAGGAGGTGCTAATACTTATTCAATTTGGCTATACAAAGGAGGGCCTCAATGTTTCCACTTTTGGAGTAGAAGAATCTTTAAGACTACAATAGGAGAATCTAGGACTACTAAGATAGAAGATGCTGATATGATTGGCTACACTAAAGCTAAGTCAGAAGGTTTTACTGCTAAGAAGAACGATAAGCTAGTAGCAACACCACCAAGAAAAATGAAAAATAACGGATACGTAAACGCAAGATAACTATGAGCTATGTACTATTTATATCAGAAGCGAAATTAAAGGACTCTACAGCAATCAATCTTAATGTAGATGTTGAGCTACTACTTCCTTATGTAAGGCAGGCACAGAAGCTATATGTGGAAACTAAGTTAGGTACTGACTTAAATCAAAAGTTAAAAGACTTGATTACAGCAGGAACAGTAAATCTACCTGTAAATGCAGCTTACAAAACTTTACTTGACGACTATGTAGGGGATATGCTGCCAAATTGGGCATTTTATCACGCTATACCTTTTTTAAGATTTAAGATAGAAAATGGGAATATTTACTCTAAGACATCTGAGACAGGTAATGCTTTAAGTACAGACGAAAGTCAGCACCTAAGAGAAGAAGTTTCAAATACAGCTCAATATTATACTGAAAGAATGATAAGTTACTTATGTAATAATAATTCTTTATTTCCTGAATACAACACAAACACAGGAGCAGATGTTCAGCCTGATGAAAATGCTTACTATAACGGAATGAACCTTGAAAGACCAAATAATCAAGGAAATAACTTTACTTTAAGAAACGTATTAGGAAATTTAAATTAATGAAGAAACACTACAAGCCAAAACAAATTAATATAACTAAGCTTAAATCTTACTTGGATAAAAAGCCAAAAAATAAAACAAATGCAAGACAGTCTTCAAGTAGGAATAGCAAATAG